ACTATAGCAGCCGTGGGGTTGATAAATAAAACATAATGTATCATCGTCCACCACAATCTCGTAGTGTGCCATAATGACTTCATTTCCCACTTCCGGTTTTTTATTTATTTTGACATTTTTAAATCCTTCACTTTCTAATTTTTCTTTTAATATATACGCAATTGCTTTGGGATCTTCGGCTAGAACATCAAAATCCGGCACCTCGAGTAATTGTTTTTTTTGTTCAGGCGGCATATACCGTCCATATAAACTACTGGCATAACCACCAATAAAAACCACCCCTTCATTGATCATAGTATCTTTTACTAATGAATATAATGATTCGTTTAGTTCGGGATTTCCAGTAAAATCTCTCATAAAATTTACCTGCGAACATTTGGGATTTTCATTAAAGGGAAAATGACGGTTTAAAAGTACTAGTCTTTTGTATATTTTTTCCCACCGAGTTACATCGCCATCCGGTCGTGAAAGTTCATTGTAGGTTTGCATACGCAGGTAATCCGGCGACGCATAAGATATACCATCTTTGCGAATAGAATTTTTGAACAATACCTTAAAAATTTTTGGCTCAAGTTGAGTAATATCGGCAATTGGAATAAAATTCACAAATACCTTGTATGTCTCCTTGTGCATACCTGAACGAACTTCAGTATCCGCGTAACCATTTTTGGCATAAATATCGGCTAATTCCGTTGCGTGGACAATTGCCGAGGGAGAGAAAAAATCATAGTCGGGTATTTCAATATCTTTATTATAAAATTGATCATTTACCGGTAAAATATTATTGATAGCAGTTCCACCATAACACACCACTTTTTTCCGTCTTAAAAAGGTCTCTAAAATTTTAATAATATTAGTGATATCATTTGTTTGTTTAATTTTTTTTCCTAATTTAGATTCAGCCTTATCTACCGAATTTCGCAATAGTTCTAATTCCCTTTCTTCAAATGATAAATGTTTTTTTGGTTTATCCTTATCAATCATCTTATATATATTTAAAGAAAATATATAAAATAATAACATTTGGTAATGTTCATTATGTAGTAGCAGGCGGTGTAGTAGTAGACGGTGCAGTAGTAACTTCGTAGTAATCGCTCTCTGCACAGTCTGGTAAAATTTGCATATTTAATGCGGCTGGTCCATCTTTTCCCATCGGATTTGTTATTTTAGACGAATATGTAACGCATTTTTTCTGTGGGATAGGAGCAGGTATAAAAACTGGTTGATACCTATACATTTCGTCTTTTAATACAAACGCGGTTCCAGCATCATCAAAAAACTTGGTATAATATTCCATATTGGCATCAAAATTCTGAAAAGACATTGCTATCATCTGGCACCCATACGTTTGGACTAATGCGGATGAATAATTTTTATTATTAGCCGATAATTCGGGTATGACCATCGTCATATTTTGTTTATTATAGTAAATCAATTCGTCTTTATCAATTGAAAATTCAACCTCTCTATAACGCATTAACCGAATAAATGCCGAATTTGACGCAATATTTACATATTCATTCAATAAAGTGCTGGTAAATAACGGGTTGGATTTATCTATAATAATGACTATTTTACCCATCAATTTTCGTATTAAATAACTACCAATATTTTTCCCAGTATTTTCATAACTAAATTCTTTGCCAAGTAAACGCTCACCCAGGGTATTGTATAAAGCTTTCGCCATAGCATCGTGAATTGCTTTAATATTACTTTTAATGCGGAAATTTAAAATCAAAGGGTCGTTTGGATTGGGGCAATTACCGCCCGAAAAAGCATAAATAGCCACAATTTCCATCGCCTTGGCAAAAGGTACACTATTATACGATTCCTTAATGTTAAAATCATTAACGGAAGACACTGCAACCACCGGCAGATTATCAACGGAATATATTTCAAAATCTAGACAACGAGCGCCTTGTTTAATACAATTTTTTAAAGCACACAGATTTACAAAATCATTTTTATAATTACCTGCGGAGCAACAATTGTATGCGGTTTTTATATAAAAATCCCGCAAGCGAGTATTTTTATAAGTAGGATTATCTGGGTCAATGCTGGAAATAAGGGGAAATGTAGTATATACTTTTTCTAATTTAGAACAGTTTGTTTTATCCAAGTCCATTTTTTGAAAGAACCAGAAGAACAAAATAAAGAATAAAAATCCGATAATAATTGTCATTAATTGACTAATTTTATCCTTTTTGGTCAAGTCACCTATTGTTTTAATTGCTCCGCCCGGCAGTGCGTTAAAGGTGTAGGCAGCACCACTTCGAACTTTTTGACCTAGATCAAATGTTTTATCTGCCGCCCATTGCCCAAGCCTTGAATCGGCAAATAAATTTACACCCCATTCACCTACACGTTTTACACCAGTTAAGCCTCGCTTTGCAAATTTCGGTGTAACATAATTCGCTACATCTGACCCTTTATTTACTAATTTGGCTGAAGTATCTAATGCGTTTGGTGAACTTTTTTTGTATCCCTGTAAAGCCAATTCTCTACTACTCATTTAACTTATATTAGTAGGTCATTTTTTTATATTTATAATTTATAATTTATAAATTATAAATAAGTATCATTAAATATTAAAAAAGTCATATTACACTATATATATTAATGGCTGGTGGAATATTAAATTTAGTTGCATATGGAAATCAAAATGTCATCTTGAATGGTAATCCATCCAAGACCATGTTTAAATGTAAATATGCTAAATATACCAATTTTGGACTGCAAAAATTTCGCACTGACTTTGATGGGTTGCGCACACTGCGGTTGAATGAACCATCGCAATTTCGCTTTAAAATCTCTAGATATGCTGAATTATTGATGGATACCTATTTAGTTGTATCTTTACCAAATATCTGGAGCCCTATTTTGCCGCCAGAATGCAATGTAAGAGGTCAATGGCGTCCGTATGAATTTAAATGGATTAAAAATATCGGGACACAAATGATTAAAGAAGTCAGATTTACAGTTGGTGGACAAATCATTCAAAAATTTTCCGGTCAGTATTTACAAAATTTAGTAGAGCGAGATTTCAATGAAACCAAAAAACATTTATATTACAATATGACGGGCAATACGGCTGACTTAAATGATCCAGCCAATTACGGGACACGTTCAAATGTATATCCGAATGCTTATTATGATGATACCGATTTAGGACCAGAGCCGTCTATTCGCGCACGAAAATTATACATCCCGTTAAATGTATGGTTTACCCTAGCCGCCAAAATGGCTTTTCCCTTAATCAGTTTGCAATATAATGAATTATATATTGAAATTGAGATGCGCCCAATTAATGAGCTGTATGTTGTGCGCGATGTTACGTCGTTGGATATGAATTATCAACAAGCTAATCAAACTGATGATTTATTCCAATTTTATAGATTTATACAGCCCCCGCCAAATATTGTACTTGATTATACCAATGCCGATAAACGTACAAATTGGGCAGCGGACATACACTTAATAAGCACTTATGGTTTTCTGTCGGAAGATGAAATGAAGGTATTTGCTGCCGAAAATCAACAATATTTAATTAAAGAAGTATATGAATATTCCTTTCCGAATGTAACGGGATCTAAAAAAGTTTCCTTAGAAAGTTTAAGTATGGTGGCAAATTGGATGTGGTTTTTTCAAAGAAGCGATGTCTATATGCGCAATGAATGGTCCAATTATAGCAATTGGCCGTATGATTATTTGCCGTCTGATTTAAAGATGCCTTCAGAACAAAATGGCTTTTTGCCGTTAATAATACCGTGTGGTAGAGGAAGTTATACGCCGTCATTAGATCCCTCGGGTTCTGGCTGTTATGAAGGACAATTTGACGTGCCTTCGAATATTTATGTGACCGGACAATATAACCCTGGCAATCAAAAAGATATAATGCAGAATTGGGCTTTGTTATTAGATGGCGCCTATCGGGAAAATCAATTTGATTCGGGTGTCTTTAATTATGTGGAAAAATATGCGCGTTCCGCTGGTAATTCACCGGATGGTTTATATTGTTATAATTTCAATCTAAATACCGACCCTTTTGATTTTCAACCGAGCGGGGCTATGAATTTAAGTAAATTTAAAGAGATTGAATTTGAATTTAATACATTTCAGCCACCACTGGATCCGCAAGCCCAAGTGTTTACTATCTGCAATCGGCTGACGGGGGAAATAATTGGCGTTAATAAACCGACTTGGCGAATTTATGATTACAACTATGATTTAACGGTATTGGAAGAGCGATTTAATATTTTAACTTTTACGGGTGGTAACGCTGCCTTATTGTATGCTAGGTAATAATAAACTTATGCTAAGAAACTTTTATAATAATAATGATTTTTTACATTATTATTAATTAATTTAAATGTTGGTTACATTTTGTATAATTTAAGAGCGAGCGGCACCTTTGGCCTGGGACGCAGCGGCAGACGCGGCTTGGGCAGC